TAAAATCCAAAACGAACTATTTAAAGATACCGATATATAAAACTAAACTGATTGAATTGCCAAACTCAAGTATATTAGTTAATCCGTATCTAAAATCAAAAACCTCTGATTATTCGTCAGAGGTTTTTTTATGTTTAGATTTTCTTGTATAATTTTTCTTTGATTTAAAACGTTTATTTTTATGAAGATGATACTTACCTTCACTTAATAGTAGATCTCTTGTTATACACTTTAAAATTGATATATTTTTCATAAAAAATCTTTAGTTTCACTATCACCTCTTTTAACTATACGGACAAGTTTTTTCCATATACCTACACCTATTAATTTTTCTACACTCTCGTCAATAGACTTTAGTTCGGTTATACTAATCAAAGCTGCTCCGATTTTAGTTATAGGTATAGCGTCTTGAAGTATATACTTTTCAAAAACCCACAAGCTTAAAATCGTGATGTTATATAACAACATTTTAGAAATAGTGTTACCCATTTTACGACTGGTGATTTCTTCATTAAGTTTAAAAGCTCTGTATATTCCGACTATAAAATCCAAGGCTATCAAAAATCCTACGGTAAGTAGTGTTGGTAAAACCGGGGTAAAAACAGCCACCAGAGATGCCAACAAAGGTGTAATGTATTGTTTCATTTTAAAGGTTAGGTTTTAAAGTATATATTAAAAGTTTATATCAATTCCGTTACCTGGATTTGCACCGAATCCACGACAATCTTGTGGGTCATCAAACCTACCACCTGGTACGTAAATTCCCCAGAAGAAATTGTCTCTTGATGAAGGTATGTTTTCAAACACGTTATCAAGGACTTCCAAGTACTCAGGGAATGTAGTTGTTTCACCCATCAAGTGTCTTGTCAAACGTTCTGTGAAGTACTGAGCTTTGTTACGTATATTTGTTGTTAAGTAATTGACTTCATTCAAGTCAGACGGCTCAGAGTTGTCAGAGTTCTGCTTAGAAATAGCTTTGTTAGTAAATTTATAGTTAGCGTATAAGGCAAACTCGTGAGTACTCCACCAAACAAGTGAAGGTTGAATATACTTAGTAATCAAGTCTATTTCAAATTGTTGTAAAGACCCTGTTGAGATTTTGTCCATCAACGAGTAATATAACTTACTACCTAAAGCCTTTTGAATATACACGTCCTGAGCTGGCCTGATATAAACCTGAAGTTCATCAGAATTTACATATTGTAGTATAGGACTATTATCTTTTAAAAATTGAACATCTATAAAAGCTGCGTAGATCATTTTGTATTATTATTTTTATCAAGGCGTGTAAGTCCTTTAATTTTATTTTTTCTAATATAATCTTTGAATGTACTATATTTCATATGGTTAAATTTATCTAACCATAGATGTTTGAGACAATCATATTGTTTTTGATTATATAAACATTTAACTGATTTTTTATTAGAACCACCTTTATTATAACTACCTTTCTTTTTACCTAAACCTACACCTTTTTTCATTTCACTCATTAATTTACAAAATTCAGGTGTTCTTTTTTTTGATTCCTCTTTATGTTTCAAACCACTGACACCCTCACCTCCATTTGTTCTATTAATTAATGAACCAAGTCCTAAATCTTTTCTACCAATTTTTTTAATATAAAAAGTTTCCCTTTCAAATGCTTCTTGTTCGGTTAAATTCTCTTCAACTATATCAACAATATAACCATATTTCTTAACATAATTAATCCAATAATTTGAGCGATCTTTTCTGAATGCTCTTTTATCTTTACCTTTACCAACATAAAAAACTTCGTTCTTCAGTGGATTAATATGAAAATAGATATAATAGTTATTCATACTTATACCTTATATTTTTTTAGTATCAGGGGCTCTGTAACTCCATTTATACTTGCTAAGTAGTTCAAACACTTTTCTATATCACGTTGTCTGTAATCAATATAAACAGCTTGATAAACTCCTAAACTATCTTCAAGTTCTAAACGACCACCTAATTGACCAGGTACAAAAACTCCATATAACATCGGGTTAGTTACACCGTGAGCTACAAATATATTTTGACGAATCAAGTCATTCAGTTCAGTATATCGTTTATCAGAATCATTTAAGTCTATTTTTGTAAGTTCAGGTCTTTGATCTTGTCCGTTTGAAAAAGCGAGTATGAACTTACCAGCTCCGTTCGGTCCTGTGAATTTTTCTTGTATTTCTCTATAAGCCATTCTCATTTGATCAGGTGTCGGTACTCCACTATTGAATGAAAGTAAGAAGCCTGCTGAAAATCCGTTCATTATAGCGTTCTTATGGAAGTGAGCTATTTCATACTCAGATATAAACCAGTTAAGTGATCCGTAGTATTTAGGTACGGCGTACCACTTGTTACCAGCTGAGTATTTCTTGTGATAGTATATTTGATTTTTCTCACCTGTATGTACCTGTGAAAAAGCTTGAACCTTTTTAGGCGGACACTTTTTTAAGTTAGTCCAGTCTTCAGAAATCCAGAAGTATCTCGGACCAGTTTTTGTTTTGAAAAACTCCTTGTCATATCTAATAGATTGAATAGGCATATGGTACATCTGACTAATTTTTGTTCCGTCAGAGTTCCATATAACACCAATAGCAAAACTATCGGTTACTTCATAATCAACCGTAATTTTTTTAGTCAAGTCTTCTAAGTCGTCTTCATCAAAACGATTGTTGTAAAATTCCTTAAACTCTACTTTTTCAAGACCAGTCATTTCAAATCCATTACCTGAAATCATATCAATCTTTCTATCGGTTATAGCTCTGTGTGTAATTGACCTTTCAATGTATATGTTTATTAAGTATTCAAAAAAGGCGTTGTCTTCACCCCATTCAATCCAGTCTTTTCTACCAGTTTCTTTTACAATAGGCATTTCAACAGCTATGTTCAAATCAACTACTGAAAAACTGATTTTAGTAGGTTCTTTATTTAAGTCATTTGGTTCTACGTAAGCGTCCATAATTTTATTTTATTTTTAAATATAATCGTTTATATTAAATACAGGTGTAACATTATTGTTTGAGTAAGTAAAAGATGAATAGGTAAAATCGTTTGAACCATCAACTACTAATTCTCCACTTCTTAAAAATGAAGCTGACCCTAAATTTAGATTATATTCGTATTGTGTTTCATAAACATTATAAGTATAAACACCTTTATCAACGTTTAAAACTCCTTGTGTTAGACCAGCTGACTGAGTTGTAGAGGTCCATAAAAATTCATCGTATATTAAAGGTATAGGTGACAAGTTGTTAGAAGTAAAAATTATAGTGTTTTTACTCTGTTGGTTAATCAACTCAAAAGTATAGTACGGGTTTAAAATCGTAGCGACTTTAGTTAAACGTAAAATTACTGATGACGTTCCCAAGTAGTTTAAGTGTATCATACTATAAATATAATTTTTTGTTAAAATGTTTTTAAAATAAAAAACCCTCGTTTAAGAGGGTTTTTTACGATAAAAATAAAAAGATAGAATATGAAATATGGACTTTTTATCAAGCGATAAGTCTCAACGCCTCGGTTTCATCTATTATATGTACTGGTTCTGGTTCTACAGCCGTAAGTGTTCCAGTGAAACCTGCGAGGTCACCAAAAGCCTTACCTGGTCCATTTGTACCAGCTGATAAACGAGCTCCGTTTAATCTACCCATCAATAACCATTCACCATTTTGAGTTTTGATTAAAACTCTAAATCTACCTTGTGTAAGGATTAAGAACTTAGCTCTTGTAGGAGCATCCATCTTTTCCATAATGAAGGTCAAGTTTTGTGTATTGAATATAGTACCGTTCTCGTTGTTAGCTGTAACTTCACCAGTAGCGGACGCCTGTTCAGTATATTGTTCAAACTCAAAGAAAGAAGCTGTAGCATATGAAGTCGTTAGGATTTCGTTATCTACACTATATGAGTAAGTAGTTCCGAGTTCCCACGGACCAATAGCTAAGGTTTGCACACCACCTGTGTTATCACGACATCCGATTGTATATCCTGTGTTTAAAATACAAGCCATTTATATTGTTTAATTTTTTGTGTCTTTTCTTTAAAAGCTCCGTGTATAAGACATCACACACGGAGCCTCTTTGATGTTATCCTCTATATTCCACTATAAATTCAGGAAACGCTACTTGAGCTCCTACTTTGAACTTAGATCTGAAATAAACTAAGTCTTGGAATCTTTCATACCACATTTCAAAAGTTTCAAAATCGTTTTCAAGATCCACACCATAGTAAAGGTTAGCTGCGTATGTAGCTACAACTTTGTTAGTTCCGTTAAGACCTCTAACAGCGAT